ATATGTAGAGCTTTGGGCGATTACGAGGAGTCATAGGCTCGGAATCATCCCATGCTAATGCGTCATTTATCTTAGCAATACCCGCCTCGATATCCACACCTGGAGCGGGACGAAACACAAAGTCCAAGTTCGCCATTTGATTAATGATATTACTCTCGCCCTCCTTTGTCCGCACCGTGGCGGCTCCCATGCGGGGGTCCACAATACGCTCAAATATATCCTCACCATCTTCCAAGTCCTCGAAGTGGTTGCGGTAATCCTCGTATCCCCAACCTAGTGGACGCTGGGCGGGACCAGGCTTACCCACACTCTTGCCCAATGCATTGACATGCGGTAATGCCCATTGGCCCATCGTAGTGTCGGGGAACTCGCGGTATATGTATATCCGCCCATCCGGCATAACTGCCGCCCATATCGCCACCCACGGCTTGCTTCCGCCCGGATCGCATACGAAGTACCGCGTGCATGGCAAGGAAGGGTCGGCGATGAAGGGGATTTTTTCGTGTGGGATTACATTGGTTTCCCTGTTGAATTTTGGAAATCTCCCCTCCATCGCCTTGGATGGTATGCCGAACAAACGAGCGAGCTTGGTTTCGAGTGGTTGTCTCGAATAGGTGCGAATCAATTCCTGACCATCAATAAATGGCGAGTCCTCGGTCCAAAAGTAATAGATACGGCAGTCAGGCCAATTGTGGCATATCTGCTCAGTAGGTAGCTCCCTGTCTAAGATTTCGCTGTAGCGGGACTTCACCGTCTCTGCTCCCTTGAGTAAGCTATTAATTAGCGGTGTCCAACCTTGCAAAGTGGTAAAGGTAAGGATCAATCTTCCATGATAATCCACGGTACGACCAAGCAATGTATTGAAGATATTTTCGGGAACCTCCTCATCCAGGTGTATCGCATGGGCAGACCAGCCCTCGAATATCTGAGGGTCTGCCATATACTGCCGATAATTGTTAAAGTATATCGTACTTCCACGCTCCGCACCCTCGGTGGTGGGCGGTAAGATCGCCTTCGCAGAATTGAATCCATTCTTTTGATTGTACTGCAAGCTATGGTTCTCGCTCTTCTTCTTTGCCCGCTTGTAGCGTGCTGGTAAGTTTTGCCAAATATACTTCTGCGCATCCGTTATGCTTCGCTCCTCCGTGACATGCATCGAACGAATCTCTGCTTCGGGGATCGCTTGTGCCAAGTGTACAAGCATACGGGAAGCGAACATCGTTTTCGATGATCTGTTCCCTCCAAGTATCACATGGATCTTCGTATCCTTCCAATTCTCCATCACCCTACGCCAACCGGGTAATGTCCATCCCCATTGGATCGGGTCTTCCACTTCCGACTGAGGTTGGTCAATTAGTAAGCGACTAAGCATCTCCGCACGCTCAGGGGGCAACGCATCAATCTGCTCCTCGGTTAACGCACATGCTAACTCGCCCTTGTCAAACTTCAGATCGCTCGTCCACGGGATGCCGAAGTTCGCATCTATCTCATCCGCATAGGTTATCTTAGGCATTGAACTTCCTTAATTTATCCTGGTCTAACGCATAGCCCACGCCATGCCCCAAGTCCTTCTTGTTCTCTTCCTTGATAAGTTCTTCCTTCCACGCCCATCCCTTGTAATCGAGGCGATTCCCATCCACCACGCATAGCACATATACATCCACATCGGGATTTACCTTTAGTGTACTGAGCAGTCGGGCATTGGGATGCTTGGACGCTTTGATGTCATAACGCTTTCCGCTCGCCATCACGCCATCTGCGGAGCCGCTCCTTGGGGTAAGCCCCAAATCAGGGAATACATTCATCTTCTTCGCAAACCCATACTCCGCCATCATCCCCATAACATCCGCCTCCGCGCCATCGTGGTTGCCCATCTTCGCGTCACGCACCCCGTTTCCACGGGCGATAAGACTACGCATCCGCCCAACCATTTGGCAGACTTGTACCTCATCGGGCTGGAGCGTTAGTTTCATCCCCTCGCTAATATCTCCAAACCAATCACGATCGCGTCTTCGAGCGTTTGGCACGGGATTTCTTCTTTACCGATTGCCCATCCCTCCTGATCCGTTCCAATGTCTCTTGGTCTAATTTCAAGCATTGGGGTCCCAAATCTCTCAAGTCGCACCGTGGTAATTCTTGTGCTGATTCGGGTATCGCTCTTCCGTACTTTAGCCAAAAGATCGGATGACAGCCCGCTCTTACTCTTTGATTCATCCATCCTTCTTTTCCGCGAGTTGCTTCTTTAACTCAGCAATCTCTTCGCGTAGCTTATGGTTTTCATTAATTAAGCGGGTGACCCATTGGGGCCAGCTTTCTAGCTTCTTTCCTGTTGGGGTATACACATTCATTCCTCTTCGTCCTCCTCAAATTCGATCTCAAATTCAAACTCAGCTACCTCCTTTTCTAACCAATCGTTAATCCCCAGCATTACTGCCTTTGCGATTTGTATCTCATCGAGGTCGCATTCCGCGTCCCAGCGGTGCAGAAAGACCTTAGTCTCGTGTATAATTTGGTCCTTTGCGTCTTGCATAATTCATGTAGTCGGATACGCCATTACTGATTGGCATTTGTCTTGATTTTGTGGATCGGGTAACCAGCGGATTACCATCCTTGTCCCTGAGTGATCGCCCATTGGAATCGCGATATGTGCGGATAAGTTCTGTATTTCCCCAAAACTTATGCCATCCATCCAGCACCTCGGAATAACTCGGCCACTTCGAGAAGAAGTAATCCCAATCCGATACCTCAAAATGTTCATCATTCATCGGCATGGTAATCGTAATTAAACTTCTCCTTTAGTTCTTTGATTAACTCTTCGATCTGCTCCTCACCCGCATCGGCGATTAATCCATAGCGGATATTTTTTATGCGGCGTACCCGCCAACCAATCGCCTCGCTGTTGGATTCGGGAAGGTCATAACTCGCCCAGCCTAAGAAACTACCCATTGATCTTCCTCCAAAGTGATTTCCACGCTAATTCTGCGGTTTGTGGGACGACTCCGTTGCCGAGTAACATAAGTCGCTGGTTCCGATAGGTAGTCCCATTAGACATTCCACCCAATCGGGTGATAGTTGTTCGCGTTGGTTCCCATTCGTACTGCTCTTCCCCTGGTCTTGACGGCCAGCGTACTTCTTCGCTTCCTCCGCTAAGACCCTCCCTCCCGTTCCGGGCTTGCGACTGCCGGGGTTTCCGGCTCTCGGTGTGGGCCAGGATATACACCCTTTTTCTTTGGTGTGGAGCGCCAACTTCTTCCGCTGAGAATATTCCCCACGCACATTTAAAACCATCTTCTTCCAAGTCGCTGATGACCGTGGACAGTCCAAGCGATATGTGTCCTTCGACATTTTCTGCGAAAATCCATTGAACTCCAATTGACCTGGCGTGTTCTCTAATTTTTGGCCACAAGTGCCTTGGGTCTTCTTCGCCTTTTCTTTTCCCGACACTACTGAACGGTTGGCATGGATATCCACAAGTGATGCCGTGTACCTTTCCGTGAAATTCTGCTGATGGGAAGGTCGCAAGGTCTGACCATATTGGAGCAGAATCGAGTCTCCCTTCTTCAATCTCTTTAACCAATACTGCTTGGACATATGTTTCCCGTTCGCAGTAACAGACTGTTCTAGCATCCATGCCCGTTCTTCGGATACCCCGCTCCAAACCTCCGTATCCGGTACAAAAGCTGATAATGTTTTGGGTATTACCCACATTCTTTTTCTCCTTTTTTCTTATTTCTAAAATCCAGCCAACCTGGGTCATTTAAACCCCGTGGCATTATTCTCGGTTCATCGCTTCGGTAGACCTTCCCACGCTCATCGACTGCGAATTTATTCTTTGACCAAAAACGCTTCCACGCCGCATCCATCTCCCACCAGGTGAGTGCCTTATCTTTTTTTGATACATTCATTAGTCCTCACTTTTTCTAGGGTCGTAACCCTTCAACGATCTCCAAATTGAGCAGACTCCCTTAAATACCTTCCATGCCTTTTTAACTTCAGCAGGATCGTATTTTATAACCTCAAACCGACCAGGCTCGGTAGAGGAGATGTAGCAGTTTGCACCTGTGACCTCTTCATTATCGACCGAATCCTCACCCCAATAGGTAGCCGCATAGGCGGCTATCTGATGAATCTGAAAGTCGTAACTAGTGACCTTTACCTTTG